GGGGTATTTCTGGAGATAAGAAATTGCACTTTCTATAGAATCCTTGACTGGTTTCGTGTTTTTTACAAGAATTGTAGAAGCTAGTTCTTCCATAGTTTGATAAACATTAGATGCCTGCTTTTCAAGATAAGGCAAACCACCCTCTGCATAACCTGGAAGACCTTTTTTTATTTGTTCTTTGAATAAGTTTTCGCTGTTCTTTAGACCAGTATTGATAGAGTTTTCTGCTTCAGGAGTAAGGGAAGCATATTTCTTAAGTATTTTTCTTTCTTCAAGCGCGCTTTTTGCAAGAGTAATATCCTTTTCAGAATATCCTGCTTTTCTCAAGTTCTGAATTGTATCTTCGACCTCTTTGTTTTTTGAAGAAACATTAGTTGGAGCTTTCTTTGAGAATTTTAATGATGCAATGATTTCAGCAGCTGCTTGCGCCCATGGTGGCGCACCTGCTTCTTCTAGTGTTTGACCAGCCGCTCCTGCAGCAATAGGCGCGGCAAGACCTGTAGAACCAAGTGTTAGTCCTCCACCAGAAAACTTTCCTATCCTCTTTCCATATCGCCCTGCTGCTGATTTCGGCTCGGACACTATCCCTAGTTCCTTTCCAAAGGATTCAACTTCTTGAGTATTGGGAAGTTTAGAGTACCTAGGTATTACATCATCTGATGAAAGTTCTTCAAATTCTCCCAAAGAAGGAACTTCGCCCTTATCTATTCTTCCTAAAATATCAGATTCTCGCTTGTACTTCTCTTTTTCTCCAGGAAGAACTTCTTTTGCTTGGACACCGAGTAAGTCTAAGATATCTCCATAAGTTCCAAGAGCACCAATACCAACGCCTTGAGCCGTTTGTTTTCCTAAGTCTTTGGCATAATCTCCAAAACCAAATTCTTTTTCTTTTGGCTCCGTATTAAAATAATGTAATACTTCTTTAGGAGTATAGCCAGATTCTTTCGCTTTTTCCATTTTTCCGCTAAAGGCAGGATCTTTTTTAGAAAGGAAATCCATGATTTCTTCATCTGAATATCCGGATTGTCTGGCTTTTTGATACTTTTCTTGATAATTCATTTGAAAATATCTTCCAATGAAGGACGTTCAGATTTGTCAGATTCTTCTTTCACCATGCTTCTGGCTTGCGAATTTACTGACTTCAATTGATCTTCAAGTTGAGATTTAAGACGACGATAGTTTTCAGTGGCATATTTCTTCACAAGAACTGGATCAGATCCTGAGCCGTAGTGATCCATGGCAGCTTTGAATGTCTCATCTTTTAGGTATGCTATTCTATTTCCTAAGGCCAATTGCTGAGCGATGAGTCTTCTACCTTCTGGGCTGTTAGCTAACGTTGGGAATCCTTGTTTAAATTGGTCTAAGTCAAAGTTAGTGACTCGTCCAGGAAAGAAATCTTTAGCTCTTCTTGCCATACGAGCAATAGTTTTTACATAATCTTGGGCTTCTGGTGTTGCCAAAGCCTTAACACGCAAATCTCCTGAATCCCAATCAACATTCCATTTTGAAACGCCAGTAGGAAGAGCACCAGGAACTTCATTCAAGTCCTGGAGATGTTTAACCTCTCTGTATTCATCATCCAAGGCATTCAAACGGTCTACAGATTCTGTATAGAGAGGAATGTTTGTTTTTTCTCTGTATTCGTTTTGTTTTACAATATCAGAAGGTGTCATGCCAATAGGTTCAGGCAATTCAGGAAAATCCAATTCTAATGCACCTAGGTTTGTACCCGGGATATCTATATTTGGTTTAACTTCTTCTCTTGTATCTTGTTCTTGACCTAGACCTTTCCCTGATTTAGAACGTTTGATTAGATCATTAACATTTCTGATCACATCGGATTGACCTCCTGTTGGAGCATTTTCCATCTGATTTTGCCATATTTTTGCTGTTTCTTCTGGGTATCCGGCTTTTAACAGAGAATCATAGACGCTTTTTCCTATTTGTCTATTTTTCTGTAATTCAAGCACTTTAAGTTGATTTTCTGGAGTAAGTTTACTCAATTCCTTTGGGGATACTTTTTTTCCTGATACAACACGACCTAAAACATCCTGCTGAGCTTCATTCATTTCTTGCTGCTCAATAGCCAATCTATTTTGAAATACTTTTTGTCCTTTCTCTCCATAAGGAGACAACGCTGATCTTATAGCTTCAAATCTTTTTGATGCCGGAGCACTTTCTAATGCTTTATCCTTTAGAACACTATCAAGACTTCTATTGGCAAAAAATGTATTTAAACCTTGTCCAAGGCTTTGACCCAAGCTCATGCCAAGCATTTCGGCGAGTTCACCCTGTGGATTTCCTGTTTTAATTACTTGAACCATATTATCTACCTAAAAATGTTGGTAATCCAAATTGTCCTGAAGTGCCACTTCCTGGCATCATGCCCATGCCTCCACCCCCCATACCACCTCCACCTCCACTACTAAATAAGTTACTGAATGCACTTGAAGCTTGGTTTACCAATGATGGACCAAAAACGGATAAGGCAGTCGAAGCAAGTGGTCCAAGTATGCCTTGAGATCCTTGTTTTTGTTTATAGGCAAATGGTTGGTAATTTAATCCTAGTTGAGAAAGATTCTGGAATTGTCCTTGCTGTCTTCCGGCTGCCTGACCTTGCAATTGAGAAAATAACTGCGCTAATTGCGACTGTAAACCAGATGCAGCGCCACCAAGAGTCTGTCCAAATCCGCTAGAAGATAATGCTCCAGCTCCGGCAAATCGTTCAGCTATTCCTGGAAGAACTTGTTCATTAAACTGTTGCAGATAGGGCGACGAAAATTGATTGAATGCCTCTGGCCCTTGACCCAGTAAACTTTGATCATATTGGTTGGCCATGTTTAAGCCACCGCCTTGACCCATCATCTGCTGTAAAAGACCTATGAGATCTTGACCGCCAAATTGTGTTTGTTCTTTTGTTCCTGTTGCAACTTTCTTTAACTTATCTTTGGAACCAAAGAGCCATTCGCTAACTTTTGGCATAAATCACCTAAACCTCTACATGTTTCCATAGTCTTCTATGGAGGATGTTACTAATACAACTTTGTGTTAACTTAAATTTATCAGCTATTTTTTGATGTGTAAAACCGATTTTCCTTAAGTGAAATATTTCTATAACATCCTTTTCTTGAATCTTTGACCCAGGATGTTTTTCTCCCTTGTGTGATTTCCTTTTCTTATTAAAACAGTCTTGAACATTATCTCTGGCTGTTCCTAAAAACAGATGATTAGGATTAACACATTTAGGATTATCGCATTTATGACAGACATCTAAATTATTATCCAATTCACCTTTAAATATAATCCAAGATAATCTGTGAGCTAACATTGTTCTGGATCGGTAGGAACTCACACCATAACCATGTTTTGCGATATATCCTAACCAAATCCAACATTCGTTTTTATGGTCCACATTAGATAGAAATCTTTCTTTGCATATCTTGTGGTATTCGTCATCTGCTAATCTTTCTGAACCACCAAATTTAGTTTTTTTTGTAAATTCTTTTCTCATATCAATTCTTGAGGTATTCCATCACAAATACGCACCATGTAAGATCGCTACCTGAATTATTAGTAATAATTATTGTATTTGTCGAGGCCTGATATCTTACATAAACTTGCGGATCATTCAAGAAGTAAGACAAACCAGTTGTATCGACAGCTCCCCCGAATCCTTGCACTGGAAACATGTAACCAATAATCGCTGGCGGTTGCGTCTGTGGACCAGGAACCGGACCAACTAGTGGCAATGATAAAGGAGTATTTGGAGGTTGATTAAGGATATTACCGCCATTTAGAGCCACCAAATCAGCGGTAATTCTATAAGCATTACGATTTTGTTGAGGATTGCCAGTTTGGAACCATTGTTCAAAAGGTGCTGTCTCCTGAAGAAGAAACAATCCGTTTTCCTTCGTATTTACTGCATTTGCTACACGCCTAAGATACAAAAGTAATATCGAATTAAATTCTTTTTCATCTGGATTTACATCGAGAGATATAGGCAATTGGTTGGTATTAAGGGCCGGATCGCTTGAGAATGTCATTTGATTAAGTGCCTTTGGTTTTCCTTGATAGCTGCCAAATGAGCTAGATTTAGCGCATCCATAGCTCTAACAATCTCTTCTCTGTCAATAATGCCTTTGTCCAGTTGTTCTTTCATTCTGTTGTATTGTCTATCTGCTACAAGACAAGATCCTTCCGCGTCATGACTATTTATTTTTTTCATATTCCTCTATGGACGACAGTTTTAAATAGCATTATTTTCGACCTAAATCTTAGACCAAAACAACGACCATTATTTTAATCGCAATCTGTGAATAACCTAATGAGTTTATCAAATTCCTCTTCAGTTTCTTTGTCAGGCCAAACGAATTCATAAATCTCATCGTCTCTCTGAGCCTGCCATAGGCTTGCTATGCGATTTCTAAAGTCAGTTTTGTTTTTAAATGTAATGATTGTCTTATTAAGCATTAGTTGACCAATCTTCCACCCTCACGGAACCAGACATTCATAGCGTTTAATTCTATAGGTGTTTGGTGCGTGGCAAGTTGATTCATTAGCGTGTCATCGTAAGTTAATCCTATGCGTAGGTATTGACCGAATTGCGTGCTATAGAAACGATACCATGCATACTGCGATCCCGATGTATAAGCTTGTCCATCTTGTGCAATTGTGTACCATGTGCCACCACCAGAATACGCCGTGAATGCTGTTGCATCTATTCCATTCAAGGTAAAGTTATTTGCATCTACAACGGTAATAGTATAATTTCCGGAATTTAGATTGGTTGTACCCAATATGTTTCCAAAAGCGATAACTGATCCTGTTATAAGACAATGATCAGGGCTTGTTACACGGCATGGATTTGACGGATTGGTTGGACTCGCTGTACCAGTGAATATGTTTGTTACAAATCCAACTAGCTGACTAGAATTTTGCACTTCTTTGTTTCCAACAACGACGTTAGCTTGCTCATTGATATTGGAATTAACGAACAACTGCACTGTCACGGCAGGTATGGAAGGAAGTTGAATATTTGAATCCATCTGGAAGTCTATGTATGATATCTTAAAGCCTTTTCCATTGGATTGAAATGGATTAAAGTCCTTTCCTACTATATCCATGATTGGAAGTAAAGCAATCTGACCTCCTCCAATATATGTGGACATTGACGATTTGACTACCGTGGAATAAGAAAGAGTCGCTTGATTCCATAAAAGAAGATTCAATGTGTTTTGATCGACAGCCTGTACTTTGTAAATGATATTATTAAATCCCGGATCTGTTCCGGACCACATGGCGTTCACAAGATATATAAACTCATCATTGTCTAGATTATGGTTTGGAACGGTAATTTGCGTAGATGTTGCTTGTAGAGTGAAAGAAGAAATTGCCAATGACGGAGCAAACATGGTAACTTGTCCCGCACTTGTAGCCGCCTCTTGGTTCTCGTAGATGGAAATGTATCCCTGTTGGTTACCGCATGTAATATAATCGACATATTGCTGATCATCTGATGTATCCCAAGAAACATTGCTATCCCAGAATGTTGTTAGACTGTCCCAAGTGATGGCAAATTGGAATTGTGCTGGACCAAAACATGTAATGGTATCGCGGAATTGCGCCCAAGTATTATTCCTATAGTTGAAGAGTAGCGTTGTATTCGGGAAAACTTGGAATTCTCCTGGATCTGTTGTATCATAGTAGTTCCAGTAGACAACTTCTTTTTCGAAATCCCTGGCCCCATGAACGAAATCCGGAGCATTGTTTTGTATCTCAAAGCTGAAAACTGTTTCTGGAATTTGTTCATCAAGTCTTGTCAGTCCATTGGCAGCGGCTTGTATAATACCACGATCACTGACTGTCATAACACCTTGGTCGAAGATAATCGAACTAAATGTGCTTACGGCTCCAAAATCTGATGAGATTCTCTCAAAGATAAAAGGAAGTCCATATTCTCCCACATATCGAAGTTGCCATGTTGAGTATTCGAAGAAAACAATAAGCGTATTTCTGAAGAAAGCCACACTGACGATAATTTCATTTGTTGGAGCATCGAGGAAAAAACCCTGTCCGAATATGTCTGTTCTCCAAGCATTCGTTGCCAATGGATTTCCAATGGCACTCCCGCGACACCTAGCATAATAGTTTACCGCTTTACTTGCATCAAATGCGCCACCATTTTTTGGCCCTTCCCAAGTATTGAATGCTAATAATCGTCCGTAGTAAGGAACAACAATCAGAGCCTGATAAAGGAAGTTTGGTACCGCATCTAACTGCGGCTGTAAAGCTGTCCAAACTGAATTATTGTAATAATATATAGGATCGTATGGGGTAGTCACCCCAAATGTTATGTTGTTATTTGTTGCGAAGAAGTACCGTAAATCAGGAGTAGCTCCTTGATAATTACATGCCCAAAAAAAAAAAGTGTTCGTGCCATTTGAATTATTGGGACCTGACCATTGCGTCCCAGGTGAAAGCTCTTGGAATGAACCAGAGACAAATTGATAGGCATATTTAGTATCAAAGAAAACAGTAGAATCTATTCCAATGGTCGCTACATCTCTTTTCAAAATTCCCATGACAGGAAGACCAGGATAATACGAAAATGTAACAGTAGTGGCTGATCCTGGAGTAGCTGTATCGGTAATGGAAACTGCACCTGTAACATAATTAATAGTGCCAGAATTTCCTGCCGTCGGGCTTGTCAATGTTCCATTACCTTGATCTGTGAGAACAATATTTGGTACGCCTATAAT